CTGAACCATCATATTTTAAAACTTGATCTGCGGTCATTCCGGACTGTGGAAGTTCGGTTGGAACTGCCTGAGTTTGCCAAGAAGTACCGTCGCTTGTTAAAACGTGGCCTGTCGTTGCGGATGCGTCTGGAATGCGCGGATCCTTAGTTGTTCCCTGTACTGATCCGATATAAGGCATTTTATGTTATCTCCAAATAAGACATGTGGACGTCAAGACTTGATGCTGTATCACTAGTGACGATAAGTTTATCTCCTGTCATCATAACCACTTTCATATCTCCTCCGACCACTACTAAACTAGCTTCGGCAGGGACAGCTGCATCTTTGACTATATGAGTTGTATTTGTTCCATCATTTATTGTAACAGTTGCTTTTGCACCGGAGCCAGTTATATTTGCTAAAGATAAGCCTATTACAGTCACTTCTGTACTAGCCGCAACGGCTGCTCCAATATCTGTAGGAGATGTGCCAACTGCTCTTAATGTTCTATTTTTAAACGCACTTGCCATGAGTAAGTATCCTTTAAATTATCCTAGTGCAATCGCCATTACAATTGCATGACTTTGCATTAATGCTTGGTTATTCGCATCACTTCCGACCTGCAAATCAGTTGTTCCCCAATATAATGAAGTAGAATTGGCATATAACTTATTAGTTTTTACTGCGGGTGCCGATGCATGATCTGTAAATTTTAACGTGGTAGCAACGTGAGCAGATTCTAATTTAACTCCGCCGGTCGTATTCGCAGATAACAATGTTGCCATGCTAGCACCGCTGACATCATTAGAATGACCAATTGCGTGAGTGTGTGATCCTGCGGTAACGGCATCTGTAGAACTTACGGTGCATGTATCCGGTGTTCCTAATGTAACTGTTTGACTATCATCTCCTATACCACCACCTGGTAGGGCAGTAACTGTCATTCCATTACCGGCGGTAATTTGATCTAATCGACCACCATCTATATTTGCTTTTAAATTACCAAATGTTCTGTAATGGGCTGTACCGTCTGTCGCTAGTGAAAGAATTCTTCCACCACCGGCTGGTGTACCTGTTCCGATATTAGATAACTTTAAATCACCTCCGGCGACATCCAATCCACCCGCTGCTTTAAATGGTACTGCTGACATATCGTTTATACACTATAAAAGGTTGCTTCTACTTTTGCTGTAATACTGACCCCATCCGCATTTGCGACTTTCATTGCAATATGAGATGATCCGGAACCACCAGAACCGTCAGTTGTTTCAAAAGTTATGGTTGCTGTAATATCATGGCCTAATCCACCATATTGGTTATTATCTACTGTTCCACTTCCACTTTCGCAAAATAGATACTTACGAAATTCGGTTTCATTAGCACTTGCTTTTAATTTTAAAGCACATTCACCTGCTGACCAACTGGCTATAGGAACTTCAAATAAATAAGCGTTCGCTCCGTCCGCTATAGTAGCAGATGCGGTCAAAGTTCGTGATATATCTTTTGAATACGTATCTGTCCAAGTAGTTAAATCTCCACCTATCACGGCCGCTTTTGCAACTCCTAATCCACCAGATGATAGTAATTGTCCTGTTGTATTAGATGTAGCATTTGCTGTACCGTCTGCGTGTACTACATTGGCAAAAAGTGATTGCGCGACTCCTATACCACCAGCTGTTCGGATGGTACCAGTAGTTCCACTTGTTGCATCAACTGTTCCTCGTGCATGATATTCTAAAGAACTAACATTAGCATAAGTCGTAACAGTTAAACTTCCTGTTGAAGTTCCACCGTCAGTAGTTGTAATAAATGTAAATTCATCTTCTGATTCATCCCATATAAATGCGGTGTTTGCTGATGTTCCCCTGTTGACCATAAGGCCTTGATCGTGTGTTGGTGCAACGGCATCGCCATTTGCTGATAGGGTAATTAAAGGATCACTAACACTTAAATTTGTTGCATTTACATATGTGAGGGCACCATCAACGAATAAACTTCCATCAATGGTTACGTTCGCGGAAAACGTTGCGTCTCCGGCTGCCGCTAGATTTTGTACTTTTACTCCACCAGTTGTATTTGCTGACAATAATTTCGCTGCGCTAGCACCACTGGTATCATTGGAATGATCAATTGAGTGAGTATGAGAATCTGCTGTGACCGCATCTGTGGTAGCAGTAGTTACTTGGGATGGTGTATCTAATGAAATCGTTTGTGTATCAGTTCCAATTCCACCACCCTGTACTGCGGTAACTCCTATACCATCTCCAGCAACGACTCCATTTAACAAGCCGGCATCTATATCACCTTTTACCTGAGCGAATGTGCGGCTATGGACATTAGAACTATTGTCTATTTGTAAAATTTTACCGTCAGTTGCTACTGATCCATTGGTAGGGGTATTATTAAGAGTTAAATCTGAATCTGATAGTAAGCCACCCCTTACTCTAAACTGTGCTTGTGCCATAGGTTATTTCCTTAAATGTTCTACTATTGGTTATCATGAATAACCACTATAATTAGTACACACTGTCCGATGGCTAGTTACCATCTGTTGGTCTGAAGAAGTGGTGATTTTTAATCGAACGTTTGATCCGTCTATATCTGAAGCAATAGTGGGGCTCATTGAAATCGCCCCTATCTCCACTTCGCCATATACTGTGTGGCTTGTATTCGTTCCATCATGAACTAAAAGTATTTCTCCAGTCCAGTATGCTTTTGCACCTACCGTATAATCTTCACAGGAGACAATGTACTTGGCAGTTCGATAAGTATTTATATCAAAACTATCTGCAACAACCTCGCCAGCAGTAACTGTAAAGTTTCGAGTAGTGGAATATGTTACTTCAGTATTAACCGTAAATGTTCCCTTTACTTGAAAATCAGTAAAAATTAACATACTAGTATCAACGGCTTTCCACGTAGATAAAGAATCATTATATTGCCACATCATTCCATCTGCATATACTGATGGTGTAACATCACTTAATTCACCGATAGTCTTTTTAGATATATCTAAATTATCAGCAGTTATGCCTTGTCCGGGTTCCCATCTTTCTTGTGCTTTATTCCATTTTAAAATATCACCATTTGCTACACCTTCGATAGCAACATCAGTCATCGTGCCTAATTTCAATTGATCATTAAAAGCTAATAATCTATCGCCAGTAATAGTAGTTGCGCCGATTTTAGTATTGGAACCGAGATCCAAATATTCAACACCATCTTGTTCTGTGATACCGATTGATTTGGTAGATATTGTAAGAGTATTTCCTTGAAGATATAAATCACCGAAAGGTGCATCAGTAGTTCCCAAACCAGCAGGTTTTTGTCCGGGTTCTGGGGCTTTTGGTTTTAAATTAACTGTTAAATTTTCTAAATCAATTATACCTAATTGTACGGTTGCGTACTCTTGCGCCATTAAATTCCTTAAATGTTACGAAGTATATTTCGTTATACTAGTCCGATGAGAAGTTACTACTTGTTGATCTGAAGTAGTGGTAATTTTTAATCGAACGTTTCCTCCTGATACATCTGCTGCGATTCCGGGGAACATTGAAATTGATCCTAATTCTACTTCACTATAAACTGAGAAACTAGTATCTGAAACGCCATCATGAACTAAAGTTACCTGGGCACCCCAGTAACCTTTATTATCCGTAGTATAATCTTCGCAGGAGATAAAATATTTAGCGGAATTATAGGTATTTATGCTAAAACTATCGCATACAACCTCTCCCGCATTAATTTGAATTGTTCGTGTTGTTGTCCATACTGCTTCGGAATTAACTGTAAAACTACCTGTGGCTTTGAAATCTGTCCATTCAAGTGCGTTTGAATTAAAAGCTTTCCATTTACCAACTGACGGACTATATTGCCACATCTGACCAGCTTGATAAGAATCAGGTTGAATATCAAGTAATTCTGTAATCGGGCTAGCTGAAAGATCTAAATCTTCCGGTTGAGTATATTCAGCATCAACCCATTTTGAAGTATCCGCATCCCACTGTATACAATTATCGTCTGCAATTCCTACAATATTAACATCGGTTAATGAAGAAGTATTTAATTCATCTTGAAAAGCTAATAATCTATCGCCAGTGATAACAGATGTTCCTATCATAACATTAGAACCAAAATTCAAATATTCTGTTCCAGATATTTCTGTTATTCCAACGGATTTTGTTGATATTGTGAGAGTGTTTCCTTGAAGATATAAATCACCGAACGGTGCTTTAGTGGTACCTAATCCAACTGCCTTTTCTCCAGCAGCAACCGCTTTAGGTTTTAAGTTAACTGTTAAATTTTCGAAATCAACATTTCCTAAATGAACTATGCTATCCCGTGATGCAATTAAGTTAACTTCTCCTTGTCGTCCATCTTCGTACAGTAAAGTCATCTTTAACTTTCAAGTAGTAATTTGTTACCGGTTTCTAGTAAAGTTGCCCCTTTAGGACTCGCGGTTGGTCGTAAGTGTAATTGGCCTTCTATTATACGCCTGGTTATATCATATGTTGAATTGTGAATAACTACATCGTAATTATAACGACCGGAAGGAATATCATCAGAAACAGATCCCAACAATTTTAATTGAAGAGCGCCTGTTGTAGGACTTGTTATAGTTGTGGTAAATTTATATACTTTATTTGAACCAGACCATTTTTGAAAATATGCTTCAGCTGTATAACCAGTTAAATCAGTAACATTACCGACACCATCTTTGGCGGTTAAAGTTAAAGTATAATCTGAACCTTGATCTGCAAATATATTAACAATGGAAGCCATATAATTCTCCTTATACATTATTTAGGAAAATTATATATTCATAATATTAAGTACCCCACTTATTTCCGAATAAATCTACATGCAATCTGGGTGAATATTTAAAACCGTGTTTCATCGCGATTTCTGCAACATTAAATTTAGTGTTATCTAACATTTCAGCTGTTCCACCGCATGGCATTAAATAAATATCATTCTTCCAAGATGGTCCGAAATCTATTGATTTAATTTCTTCGATATCTTGTTCATCTTGAACTACGAATTTTAAATATAAATGAGAATTAGGAATTTCTTTATATTGTTCCCAATTTTCAGGTTTAATTGCTTTATCCCAATCCTCACCACTTATACTTAATTTTGGACTGCATGACCACGTAATGTGATGATCATATAAACTGTATCTATATAACCATTCAAAAAACTTATCAGTCAAAGCAAATGTACTATTTGTTTCAAATGTAATATTTTTAATATTTTCAAGTAAAGGATGATCCAATAAATCTGGTAATTGTTTTTGCCACATCATTGGTTCACCACCTGTAATGACTAAATGAATATCCTGATTGTTTTCTTCATAAAACCATTTATTATCAGGAAGCATTTCGGTTAGCATTTCAGCTAAAGCAAAATGTTCTACAAATGTTGTTAGATGCATATATTCTTTTGCCCAGCTAGCAGAACTATCACATCCTATTTTCATTACAGGCAATTCCTCAATGCTTTTGTATTGACTAATGTCAAGATTTTTCCAAGGCATATCATCACGTGGAATTAATTGTCCTCTGGGCTGTCCAAATCCCGGACATTCAAAATTACATCCAAACAATCTTAAAAATACACTTGGTACACCTACAAATCTACCTTCACCTTGAATACTATAAAAGTATTCTGAATATCTAATTTTTGACATTTTTATCCGTCTACATTAAATAAATCTTCATTCCATTCTCTATGACCTTCACGCCAAGCCATATTACTTTGTGTTTCACGAACTTCTACTCTGTAACACCAAAGTCTTTCCGCTTCACCTGGCCCCCACATATCAGGAATAAACACTCCATTCATATATTTGTATAACATTGAAGAAAGACCTTCACATCCAAGTTTTGGTAATACAGTAAGTTTTGCTATACCCGCTGCTTCCAATTGTTTATAAAGATCCATGTGTGGCTCATCTTCTGCTACTAACAATGTATGATCAAATATTTCATCTAAGAAACTTTTAAGTTCTCCCAGACCACCATAATCAGCAACCCAGTTTCTAACATCTAAATGATCAGTACCAAAAAAGAATCTCATACTAAAACTATATCCGTGAATAACATTACAATGACTATCTGCTTTCCATTGTCTATATGCACACGGAAACTTATCTACGTATTCCTTTGTACTGTTATATTTGTATATTCTGGGTTGATTACTCTCGGTTACTGTACTCATATTCCTCTTCTTCGAAGTCGTCGACTTCATCATCGACATATTGATTGGCCAATTCCTTATTGAATCGCCTTTCCTTTTTTGACATTTTTTTCAAAACGTCTTTGCTAAAATTCTCTCTTGTTTTTTGTTGTTTAAATGACTTTGCCATAATGCTGGACTCGAGTATTTTATTTTTTTAAGATTTGCTCTTCTTTTTCTTCTTCCATTTTGTATATGAAACCGACTAGCTTCTTCATAAAAAATTTCCCCTTTTATATGGGTCATCTCATGTAGAAAAATCCGAGCGGATAAGTCGGAAAAATAACCTGAAAAATTTTCTCCATTTGCATCTTCCCATGACGCCGATAAACTTTTAGGTCGCTTAATTTTAATGAACAGTCCGGGATATGTTAAACACCCTTCAACCTCCCAAACATAATCTTCAGACTCTTCAATAATTTGAGGGTTAAACAATACCATATTATTTCCTTCGTGATTCATAGAAAAAACACTATACTTATAACCTAATTGATTAGCAGCTAAACCAGCTCCTTTATAGTGTTGCATATTTTCTATTAATTCATCCTGGAATTCAGTAGGGTTAATAGGAGGACTCCAGAAACTAAATGGAATAGTTTCTGTTTCTAAATCAATATGACCTTCTGGTAACAAAGGTTTAATCATAATATTACACTAAAGTTTTTTCGTTTTTCAAATTTCATATGTACTCTAAATTTGTCATATAAGGTATCTCCTTTGTGAGAAATTACAAAAACATTTGTGTTGTTTCCTTGTTCATTGACTATCTTCATAAATTCATCAGTGCCTTCTCCATCTAAAGAACTATCAAATACTTCATCTAATATTAATAAATTAGTATTAACTGAATTTTTTAATTTCGCAACTGTTCTCCATGTGAACAATAATGCTAAATCAATTCTCATTTTTTCGCCTTCACTAAAAGAATCATATGTAAAATCATCTCTATATCTTGATTTTATTTCTTCGTTAAAATTCTCATCAAGATTGAAAGATACGAAAAAGTTCATTTGAGTTAAATATTTGTTAATCAATTTATTCATGATTGGCAAATATTGTTTTATTATTCTAGACTTTATTCCTTCATCTTTCAAGATATTTCTGGCCGTTTCATGTATAAATTTTTCATCAATCAATTCTTCTGTTTTGGCCTCTATCTCTTTAAATTCTTCTGCGTATTCTTTTAATAATTTTTTCTCTTCTTTTATGTCACCAGTATCCTGTTCTAACTGTTCAATATTATCTTGTTGTTTTTTAACATACTGATCAATTACACTTATATCATTATTGATTGTTTGTATGGACGTTTGATGGTTTTGTATGTTTCCTTGAATTGATTGTATAGCAGATAATCGTGCTCTGGTTGATTCAAGTTCTCCATCAATTTTATTGACTGCATTTTTAAATTCTTTGATCTTTTCTTGCTTTTGTATAATTTCTTTGTGTTTGAAGGCGTGGTCGATGTTCTGCTTACATGTCGGACAGTCATCGTTTGACTCAAAGAAGGTGATATTCTTTTGTTCGGAATCAACATTTCTGAGAATGGAACGTTGATATTCTGTAAGTTTATCATGTTTTTCTGTTACTTCGTTAGCATCAGATACTTCATTTAAAAGATCTTCAACTGTTTTATTAAGTTCACTAATTTGTGTTAAACGAGATTCTTTTTCTTCTAAAGATTTTGTAATATCTTTTTCATAGCCAGTTATAAGAGTTTTAGTTTTATGCTTTAATTTTGAAATATAATTTTCTTTTAAATCTATTTTATTTTGGAGCAAATCCCTGGAAGATTTATTTTCATCTATTTTTATTTTGTTCTCTAATACATATGTTTTAAGAACATTATTCATAGAAGAAAATATTTGAATATCTAACAAGTCTTCTATGATATCTCTTCTGTCTGCTGCTTTCAACTGCATGAAAGGAACAAATGAAGAGTTTCCTAAAATTACTATTTGAGTAAATGATTTATAATTTAACTTTAAAACATTTTTTTCTAAAAATTCTTGAAAATCTCTTACGTTTGCATTTTGTTGTAATTGAGAACCATCTGTTTCTATTTCGAAAATATTTGGCTTAATTCCTCTGCGGACCAAAATATGTTTTTTACCGACATAAAATTCAACCTCAACAACCGCTTCTCTTTCATTAATTGAATTTACTAATTGAGGTTTATTAACACTTCGAAATGGTTTCCCGAATAATCCAAACGTTAACGCATCGAGCATAGTACTTTTGCCCGCTCCGTTTTCTCCAATGATAAGAGTTGTTTTAGATCTATCAAGATCTATCTGAGTAAAGACATTGCCGCTACTTAAAAAATTTTTGTAACGGACGGATTTAAATGTTATCATTCGTTCTCAACTAAAAATTTAGGCTTTGAACCATTTTCAAATGTATATTCATTATCTTTTAGTTGATTCGTTAGCACTTGAATAACAAGCTGATTTAACGTTATATCATTTTCATGAGCCATAATCATTAAATCAAATAATTGTTTCTCAGGTAAATCAAGTTCAATTTGTTCTGTTTTTTCTTTTATAGGTGTGGGTTCTGAATCGCCTCTCATTTTCCTCTTAATCGCTTCTCTTTTTACCGGATCTTTTTCAGCTTCCAGTTCTCTTTGTAATTCAGGTAGTCTATCTTTATACCACCAACTTGCAGTGTCGCCCATGTTACTCTAAGGTTAAGGATTCATTATATAGGTTTCTCATTAAAATATCAAGTCTTTTTTTATCTGCCACAGTCTCCATCTGTTCTATATATGTTGACAAAATAGTCATGGTATCTTGCGCCTCATCAATAATAGTTTCTTCGTTATCTAACTCAGCAAAGGATTCAACAATTGTAACATCTCCTACTCCAGCTTTATACATTTTATCTAATATTACATCAAACAAATATGGATTAGTTTTGTTTTCAACAATTATTTTAATATAACAATTTTTCCATGCATCAAAATTTAATTCTTGTGCTGTCTCTGTTGTCCATTCTAAATCATTATAAAAATACTTATGGAACATTTCATTAGGATTTTCAACAAATGTTAATTCTCTTGTTTCAAAATCAAATATATGAAATCCTCGTGGATCTTTAAAATCCATCCAATTAGTTTGATATGGATTTCCGAGATAATAGATAGTACCGTTATCTGATTTATGATGAAAATGTCCGCTAAAGACCATATCAAATTTATCAAATAATTTACGATCTAAACCATCAGCACAAAATTGTCCTCTGATCATTTCAAAGCCATCTATTTCTAAATGACCAAACATTATATCACATTTAGTATTTGAAATTAATTCTACGGCAGCATCATAATTTCCCTTACATATCCACGGCATCATCACAAACGTTGAATTACTATTTGTTAATTCACATGGATCACTATAAGTTGTAATATTAGAATATTCTTTTAATAAAAGTGCCGGAGAGTTTACTTCATTAGTGGTTTTATAAAATGTATCATGATTACCTGCTAGCATGTGACATTCTATATTATGTTCTGCCAGAGGATCAAAAAACATATGCTTAGCATCATATAAAGATTTGTAATTAACAAACTTTCGTCTATCAAATACATCTCCCATATGTATAAGATTTTTTATATTATGTTCTTTAAGGTAAGGAAAGAATATAGTTTCGTAAAATTTGGTAAAATAACTAGAAAACGCTACACTATCATTCCTGGCCCCAAAGTGGGTATCCGTAAGTATAGCTGTTTTCATGTCTTCGTATCGGCCTCCACCATGTAAGGTACCAATGTATTTGCTCCACTTGCGGTAGTTTTTCTAGATTTTCTTGCTTTAGCTTCTTCGAAATCGCCTACGAATTTATACATATTTGCTTTTTGCTCTTCTGATAAAACTTCAACGTTAAGTGCGTGTTCGTCTGCATCGTGCTCAGATATTGCAACACTGTCAGACAACATACTATTGTTATGAATGGTTTTATATTTTATATATAGTTGCTTTTTTTCTTTTTGAATTCTTCTGATAAAAGCAAAATATATAATTTGGGTAAAATAAGAAAACGGGTTGGAAGATCTTTCTGGATTAAAATTATGTGCTGATTGCACACAGTTTTCTATTCCGTCTGATATCATTTCATCTCTAAAAGTATAATTGACAAAATTAGGTCTTAGACTTAACCTCTCTGCAATTTTCATAAAGCAGTCGCCGATATAATCTGGTATAATAGGTACTAATGCATCAGGTTCTTTTTTCTTTACTTCTGCACAATGGTTTTTATAATTAACCATTTCCTCATGAAATTTTTTATTATCTACATAATGTATTGATTTCGCTCTAGCCATCCTGTAGTCTTTCTCTGAAACTGTTAAAGAATTCAAAAGCTTCTAAAAGCTCATCTATTTGATTTTGGTGTACTACTGATTGGTACACTAATAAAACAAACATAGAAATTACCAAAAACCATAAACATGTAAAAGATACTAATGTAATAGTTGATATTAATTTTTCTTCTGCGTTTGACATCTAACTAAAATTACCTTGTTTTTTTACTTTTTTAGCAGCTTTCTTCGCTACTTTTTTTCCTTTTTTAACTGTCTTCTTTGCTGCTTTTGTAGCTTTTTTCTTTACCTGCTTTGATATTTCTTCAGTCTTCTCTTGTGCTTCTTTCGCGACCTGTGTTGATTTCATCAATTTTTCTTTGACCTTACTAAACCAGCCCATAATTACCTTTCATTTATTTTTTACCTCTCTTTTTAGATTTAGCCTTCGCTTCCTTAGCCGCGGCTTTTTCATTTTCATTATCTTGTTTTAATGCTTCTATATAAACATTCACTATTTCATCTTGAAATTTATTTACATCTCTTTCTAATTTTTGCATTGATTCTAAAGTAGGATATGATTTCTTTTTGTGCCACAAATTTGTTTTTTGCATAGTATTTTGAGAAGCCAATTTATCTATATCAACATTAGCTATTTCTTTAGGATCAAATAACTTCATTGTTTTTTGATGAAATTGAATGCTTTGTGGGGTGTAATCTCTTTCCGGAATCATATTAGCTGGAGGAAAAATAATTACTGATGGAGTACCTATAAGTTGTGCTAGATAAGAAAAACCACCTCGTGAAGATATCAAATAAGAACACTTAGAAATCTTATCCATAAGTTGTTTAGGTGTCATAGTATAATCAAGATATTCTATACTACGTTTAGCTTTTTTCAATTCTTTTTCTAAATCATTCCAATATTTTGAAACGACTTTTTCATCCTGCGATATCATTTTGTCGCCAATGTTAGCAAAGGAATTATTTGAAATTAAATCCCAACCAATTGGCGGAGTATATCTGTATACACAAACGATATCTTTTTTAGGTCTTTTCCACTGTGTTTTAGTAGGATACCATTCCATTTGAGTTGAAAGTGGGTTAAACACATATTGTTCCATATTAGTTGGACAATATTTGTACCACATATTTCTATGGTTCCTATCTATATGTTGAAAAAGACTTTTACCTTTTAAAGCGCTTTTATAAGTTCTCAGGATATTTCCATAAGATCTTCTTATTTTAGTAAATTTATATTCAATATTAGAACCCCACTCTTTAACCATATAATCAATTTTTTCTAAAGTGGTTTCTTTATTACTAAATGCATTTTTCACATGAGTATCATCATATAAAATTTTCAATCTTACGGGTCTTATCTCGTTTAACCATATCCAATAATTCATATTACAGACAATATCACCATAACCATAATCGGTTATAATACTAACCATTTTAGATAGATCTACATTAAGTTCATTTAAAAATACAGAATCTATACTATTATGGTGATATAATTCATGTTCTAATTGATGATATTTCGCCCACCTATTAGTAGGTAAAAGTATCCTTCCTTCATCAAATAAAACTTTTGTTGCTGTTTCGAACTTATCCATAATTGCCTATATTATACCTAATTTCTTTAATAATATCAAGGATTAATTTACGGGTTGACATTTTTTTAAAAACATGTTATAATATTTAATGTTGATGCCAACGGGAAAATATATATTATATCCTAATGTGAAACATGTTGTATTTAAATTGTTGTTCATTATATTGATTGATTCTTTCTTTAAAATGTTTGAGAGTGTAATTAGTATAAGATTTATAAGACAAATCATCAGCTATATCAAACAAAGTCGCTTCCTCTTTATTATCACCTTTTCTTAATCCTCTTCCTATTGATTGTAAGTTTCTTATTTTAGACTTAGTAGGACTAGCAAAAATGATGTTATGAAGATTCCTAATATTGATACCAGTACTAAAGGTACCAAAACTTGCAACGATGATTGCATCTTTTTCTTTTTCTGTGATTTTTCTAATTTCTTCTCTATCTGATCCATCAACTCCTCCATATACAAAAAATACTTTTCTATTCTCTCCCACTTTTTCTTTTATTATATTATATAATACTTTGCCATGTTTTTCAACGAATTGGAATAAAAGTAAAGTATTTCCTTGTTGATCACATGCAAGATTTCTAATGAATTTATTTCTTTTAGGATGTGTTACTATATAATCCATTTCATCTTGATATGAAAAACCTTTACATTCAGCTTTCACTTCTTCAGTGTAAGTTAAAATCAGAGCTTTAATAGAAAATTTAGAAAGATAACCTGCATCAATTAAATCTTTTGTTTGTGTTACATTAAAAATTGGACCGAATAATCCCTCAAGAATTAACTTGTGAGTTTGAGTATCATCTAATGTACCCGTTGTACCAAATTTACGTCTGCATTTTTTTAATTTGCTCATTACAGAGGTTAAAGATTTGGCTTTAAATAGATGAGCTTCATCACCTACCATGAATTCGAACCTTTCAAAATAGCTTTTAGGTAAGCCATATATTGATTGCCAGGTTGATATAACTACTGGTTTATCGGTTTCTTTTTCCGCACCAGCACTTATAATATGACAATGTTTTTCTACGTCCCAGTCTTTACTATATTCTTGAAAATCTGTATACATCTGTTGTGTTAATGATACAGTTGGTACCACTATAAGACTCCTTGTATTATAATACCTTAAAAGTAAATAAATTATAAGAGATTTACCAGAAGCAGTTGGGGATATAAGTAAACATCTATCATTCTGAATACAATGAGTTACAGCTTTTAGTTGATAATCTCTAGGTTCTAAACTTAAAGAGAATTGCTTAAATAATTCAGTGCTATTATTATAAGTGTAATCACTATCACCGAACGTAAAGCTTTTATCAACTTGTAAATCGTAGTCTCCGATTTCACAGAATTTTTTAACATATTCCGCCAACCCATAATATAATCTCCTGGTTCTTACATCAAATAGTCTAATCTTACCGTCCCAAAAACCATTCTTATAAGATGGTGTAAATCTAGCATTCGGAACTTCAAACGTAAAATAATCGTTTAATTCAGCTGCTTGACTTCTATCACATTCCACTAATAAGTGGACATCATCAATTTTCTTTAATATCATTGTCCCATCGTAAAACGTAAAAAGTCAATTGCTGCTTTAATATTATATCCTCTAGTATTTAGGGACTTAATAATTGACTCTAAAAATTCAACTTTAATTTTTTGATATTCGAATTTTTGATTTGCTTCGATTAAATCATCATCACCTGCTAGATATGTTTCTATTTTAGGTTCATATCCTTTAATGATTTTAATACTGAATTGTTCCCAACCGAGCTCTTCTAATTCTTCCTCACTCATCTTTCCGGCATACCAAATAGTTTTAAATTTTAAAAGTCTTTTATTTTCAAAAAATAATTTCTTTTGAGCAAGAGATTCGTCGTTATAAATTCCTAGATATTTACTATGAAGATTAGGGAGCTTTAATAATTCTGCGTCTAATTTTGTATCATCAACCTGGCAATCTTTTTGCCACATTGTTTGAATGTCACTTAATTTCATAATGTTTTATGTGGGGTCGTTTAACCTTGTCATTGTATAATAGTTATATTGAAAAGTTACATCACATGTTGAATATACAACATCGGTTTGCATTATATCGAATTGAATAGAACTTATAGATTTCGGCCATAGATTATAAAAATCAAATCTTAGTGAAGGGTTTTTAGAACCTGTCAAAACAAACAATTGACCATTTGTATCAAGTCCTGCGGTTTTACGTTTTTCATATTCTTCAAAACCGAAAGGTTTACCTAAGCCAAGTATCCATTTTTGGATTTCTTCCCAGTTTTTTAAATATTCATCTAATATTATTGTAATCATAAATTCATCAAATGTTACATTATCACCAGCAACATAATGTTGTCTATGCATAGCTGCTACTGGTATTTCTGATATTGAAACACCTGGTAAATTAGCTGTTTGACAATAAAATTGAGTTTCCGGCAGAGCATTACACATGAATCTAAAGCCGGTGGGTGAAAGGTAATTTATATTATCTGAACCGAGTTTTCCGGTTGGTGATGCTGTTGCCATAATACCTCGTTGAGCATAAAAAAAGGGTAAGAAGTAATTAAACCTCTTACCCTTATTTATATCACTTAATTTAATACAAGAATTACATCAAGTTTGTAACGAGACATCGCCTGTAATAAACGTTGGTGTTGTAAGTGAGTGATCCATCACTGGAAGCAGCTGTTCCTGTGGAGAAAGGATTCGATACCATTCCGTATCGTGTTTTGAATCCAATCTTTGGCTGGAAGTTATTCTCACCAACCGCACGTACCATTTGTAGTGGAACGTATGGGCAGTAGAAAAGTCCGGCGTCATAAGCACTGGAACCTTTATATCCAAGAACGAACCAGTTGGTGTCTTGAATAGTTGCATATGGATCAACATATACTTTGTAACGTCCGTTAAGTGTTCCAGCAAAAGTTGACTGAGTGTCGTCAACATTAATGGAATCGTTACCGGAAAGAGCAGGTGTGTAATCAAGTACACCAGCCATTTGCAGTGCGGAAGCAACATCTGAAGAAGTCATAAGGATATTACCTTTTCCTCTACGAGTGTCGTGCCCGATTGCATTAGCTTCGCGCTCAATCTGGAACATCAGACCCTTGAATTTTTCAACCATCCAACGACCGTTTGAATCTACATCCATATCGAATGTACCGGCAGTGGCTACGTTGTTCTGGGCACCAGTTTTGGCGTTACCGTAAATTGTGCGGATAACTTCGCGGTTAATTTCTGCCAGAATCTCTGAACTCAAAATGTTGGAAAGTTCAGTTTCGGCATCAAGACCATGAATTGCTTTCAAGTCTTGAGCGAGTTCCATTGTGTACTCACCTTTGAGTGCACGTGTCTTCGCTGTAACAGGTACCTTATCAATTGAGAAGGCCATTTCTGCGAAAGCATTGGAAGCCGAATCGCCAAGTGCTTCACCAAGTGCCGTAGTCATTCCACGACCTGGGAGATATGCAGTTGAACTAGAAGCGGCAGCTGCTGGGTTACCATTAGCTGTGTGTGCTGAAGAAGCGCCAGCTTTTCCACCTGAAATACCAGAATCAGCTTCACTGAAAAGTGCTTCTGAACCAGTTTGACTGGAATAACGGGACTTCATGGCGAAAATCAAGCCAGTCGGACCTGTCATAGGCTGAACACCGCACACATCGTATGCGATTAAGAGAGGCATACTTCTGCGAACTAGGGAAATAAGTACAGGATCATAACCTTTAATATTTCCGGCTGTAGTACCCATACCGGCACCAACAGCGTTTGCAGGAGCTGCTTCAAATAAAATAGAAGAACCACCTTCTTCCATGATTGATTTTTCCTCATTCTCAAGTAAAACAGCTGTTACTGCTTTTCTATAAGAATCTTTTATCTGAGGAAGATCAGGATGGTCAAGAACGGGACCCCATTTTTCTTGTAAGTTTTCAGATAAAAACATTGTTAATCTCCTGTGTTTATCAATAAAATTTGTTTTAAAAAAATATTAATTAATATTATCTAACATGTCTTGAAATAGCTGACATATACTTTTCCATTCCTTGCGGAACAGCTTCTGTATCACTTTCATCGTCATTGTTTGATGTTTCTACGTCTTCGACCAGAGCAACTTTCTTATCTTCTGCGGGAAAGTAATTTTCTTTGAGTACTTCTACTTTTTGTTCGTACTCTTCTGCATCGTCAGCTTCAACATTTTCAGCTAATTCTGCCACTTTTTCTTTCTGGGTCTCAGTTAAGTCTTGTGTCAATGTTGATAAGACTTTATCTTTTTTCATTTGTGTGAGCTCTGTTTGAGCATCAACGTTTTTCTGAACTTGTTCGTTCAATTCTTTTTCCAAGTCTTCGACTTTTCCGAACAGATCATCTACTACATCCACTTTCTCTTCTGGAATAGTAATGTAATGCTCAGTGAACAGGTTCTTCAGTCCAACGAGGAATCCTTCGGTCAGTTCTGAGCGAATTCCTTTTTCGATGGCCAATTTATTATCTTTAACCCATTCCTCGGAAACGTAATTGAGATAGTTATCAACTTTCTCTACGATTTCTTGAACATAAGAATCAAGTTCTTCGGTCAAGCGCTGATTCATTTGCTCTTCTAATTCCTGCTCTCTTTCAATCATAACTTGATTGACTTTAGCTTGGACAGCCGCTTCAAAAATTGTACTTGCTTTAGATTTGAATTCATCAGAAAGTTCCTCGCCTTCAGTTAAAGCGTCAATATCATCTTTAACATCTAAAGGCTTAGAATCTGAAGCTTCTTCGTCTGTACTTTCTTGAATAGCTAGAGATTTGAGAATAGTCTCGTAATTGTCAGCAATCTGATCTTTTTTCAGTTTACCGAGTCTTTCGTAGACAGCAGCCATCATACCAGCTTTGGTTTTTGGCATTGAATCGTTATCTTCTTTTACTTTATCCATCGGTTCACCTTTATCGGCATTTTTTACTTTACCTTTAACAGGATTACCCATGGCGGTACCAGAACCAGGAACGGCATGACCTTTAGGATCTGCTTTCTCAACTTTTTGAGCAGCGGGTCCTTCTCCGTCTTTACCACCTTTTCCAGGTCCGGGTTGATTTTTACTGTCCTCTTGTACCTTACGTGCTTCCTGAACAAGACCTATCTCTTCCAACAAATCATCAGTCTCAGTGGCCGATAGCCCTTCTTCTTCGCATTTTGATTTAATCTGTTCAACGAGCTCTTCCCTTGCCTCGCCGTCTAATTCCAATGCTTGTTGAGCTAATGTTTCTAGTTCGTTCACACTTGTGGCAAGAGTCTGCTGCTCAACACCTTGTTCAGCCGCGGCAGTTTCTTGTTCAGACATTTGCATTCTCCTCATCTATGATAGAATAATAGTTACTGTTATATTATTTATAAAATTAAAGCTTTGATAAAAACGTTTCGAACGAAGATACAATAGCAGTTTCGTCTCTGGTTTTCTTAGCAAATTCTTTAACTATCTGGTTTTTAATTTCTTGAACATCCGTTTCTTTTAAAATACCATTATCCCAAATCCATTCTCTACCTTCCATGATACCTTCTACGAAAGCCATAGGGGCGGAGGGATCTGCAACAATGTCTCCGGCTGTTGCTAAATGAAAATCATCTTGTACAACTTGTGATCCACCCAATGTTTTTAGTGAACCCATTCCTCTTGAACTCACTCCTAATTTAGCTCCTTCATCAATTAAATTTTTGACAATTTTACCATAAGGAGTTTCCATGATTTTTGCTTTTCCAACAAAGTTTGGACCATCTTGTTTGAGTTCCTTAACCATGTGAGAAACTCTTTCGAGGTTAATAGTAGGACCATCCGGATGGCCTAATTCACCAAAAGCTCTGTTAGTATCTATATACTGTTTGGAATATCTATCCACTTCTTTTTGCATTGTGCTAAGTGGATAGACTCTTCCATTTCTATTCTTTTGTTCTGCTTGTAAAAATACACCTTTAATAAAGTATTCTTTTTTATCATGCTCATCTTTTTCTATGAGCATTTCCACATCTTCCATTAATTCGCACATGAGTTTCATATGTTGTCCTTAATAACCGTATCTAGCAATTGGTGTGTATTGCGCGTTTGTTACACTAGCTTTGATAAATTGATCAGCGTCTTTTTGAATAATGTGTACTTGATTGGCCGGTAATGAAATAGAACCAACAAGAGTTCCGTCTGTACCTGATGCTGTTCCGTCACTATCTATTATAGATATTAATGTGACAGCAGTAGTAGTAACCGCAACTGCAGTTGCATTTCCTAAACTTAAATTTGTTGCTGTACTCTGAGTATTCGCAGCCAGTATTTTCATGTTTGTAACCTAATTCGAATTGTTATGTTTATTTATACAATTTCTATGGTTATGATTAAGTATTTTCTTTATCAAACAGTTCAGAATTATATTCTTTTTTTAGTTCATCTATTTTAGTAGTTGTTCTGTCTTTTAGAACATCAAATGTCTTTGCTCGCGCATCATTTGGTCGTCCTCGAATTATATCATCAACCATATTTGCTATAATTTCTCTACCTTTATTTTCAACCATGTTTTACTTTTTTATTTATATTGGGAACGCTATATAACCTTCCACCTGTGAGCATTTCTGGTTTAACTTCTTCAGGTTGCGCTGGTTCTGCGTCCGCATCTTCCGGAGGCGGTTCTT